CCTATAGGGGGGGTGGGGAACACGGAACCGGAACCGGGGTGTGGGGTCCAGCAGACCGAGGAGAAGCAGATGCAGATCGAGTTTACCATCCCCGCTCCGCCCAGCTTGAAGAACAACGTCCGCATCGGACGCGGCCGCATGCGCAAGGCCGGCAACGTCCGAGCCGCCATGCGCCTGATCCGGCAGGTGGCCAGCCGCGCCGCCATCGCCGCCGAAACCGACACCGTGCTCGACGTGCCGACGTTCGGCGACGACGACATCGGTGTGGAGATGATCCACCACGCCAAGAGCGGCGAGCTCACCGTTCGCGTCTGGTCTGAAGGGCCGCGGCCGCGTAGGTTCACCGGCCGAAAGCGCGACCTGCAGAACCTGCAGGACGGCGTGCTCGACGCGCTGCAGGGTGTGCTCTTCGCCAACGACAACCAAGTGGTCAGCCTGACCATGCAGAGGAGGCTCGATTGAACACGTTCGCTCGCATCGAGAACCTGTCACCCATCCGCCGCGAGCGGTGGCTGACCGTCCCCGTCCCTACGGCCGCAGTCGATGAGTTCCCCACCGAGCTCGTCGCGCACGTCAACGAACACCGACAGTGGCGCGCGGTGAAGGGTCGACAACACGGCCGCGGCACACTCGTCCACATCTGTGCAGACATCGACGGCCACGAGAGCGTGCGCGTCGAGATCCTGCCGCGCGTCATGCCGGCCGAGTCCGACAGCTCGTTCGAGTTCCACCCGTGGGTCAGCGATGACTTCAGCAAGCTCGTGCCGCAGTTCGGCGCGCGCGTCGACGGCGTCGATCTCTGGTCGACACCGGCGCACACCGAGCTCGTCGAGCAGAACGAAGCCCGGCAGCGGTGGCGGCACGTCGAGGTGCTGGCTTTCGCCGGCCTCGTGCTTGAGTGGTGGGCCGACATCTACTCGCGCGACAACGTCGTCGACGTGTGGGGCAAGCTAACCTGGAGCGATCGACGCGACAGCAACTGGAACCGATCCTTCGAGGCGCTTTGGATCCGCACCGGCGAGTTCGTTCGCTTCGACTACGAGACGACGCACGGCATCGTCAACGGCGCGAGCAAGGACAGCACCGGCAAGTTCGTTGCGCTGCTCGGCACTAACGTTTCGCTCAACGACGGCGCGAGCCTGCCTCTGTCCGGCAGCATGCTGTGCTTCAAGGACGACGAGCTTGATCCCGACGACATCGACGCCGCTGTGCGCAACATGCAGGCAGCGGAGCGCGGACCGGTGCTCGGCTGCAGCGAGGCGTGGAGCGGCGAGTTCCTGGCGTGCGGTCACCTCGCGCGCATCAACCAGCAGGCGAAGCAGGAGATCGAGCTCGAGTGGAGGCAGTTCGAGGACGATCTTGAGAACCACCGCGGCTGGTTCGCGCCACGTCCGATCGGTATCACGCGCACGCCGGGACAGACCGGCAACCAGGAGGACTTTGGCGTCACGAAGGGCACGGCCGTCACCGTCATGCACCACGCGCGGCACATCTACCGGATGCGATGGGGTGTGCAGGGTGACTACTTCCGCGGCCTGTCGCTGCTCGAGGACACGTTCAGGCCGCTGCAGCGCGAGAACCATCCCAACTGGGTGACGTGGAGCGGAATCACACACTACCACACCGGGGTCTCGTCGGACAGACTTGGCAAGGAGCCGCCGCGCACGCCGGGCACCGGCTGGCACGGATACGACAACCAGCACCGGTCGCAGAACAACCTCGCCGCCTACCTGCAGCTGTGCGACGACCCGGCGACGGCGTCACTGGTCGCCGGCCACATCGAGATCGACAAGGCCGACTACCGCTCGCGCTACCCGCAGAATGGCGCCGGCGCTCCGAGAGCCATCGGTCGGACCGCGGCCGCGTGGGCCAACCTGTCGACCGTGATGCCGGCGCACCGCGCCGACCTCGAGGAGCTGATGCACGCCAACGTCGTGCGCGCCCGCAACCAGCGCGACCACATCGCCGGCGCCGGACCGATGAAGCCGCTCGGCATCCTCGGGCCGGACGGGCGCTACCCTGTGCGCCTCGAGGAGGGTGGGCCGATCGTGCAGGCCGTGTCGGTGTGGGAGCACGGGCTCGCCATCGTCGGGCTCTGGATGGCGAAGCAGGTCATGCCGAGTTCGGCGTGGCTCGAGGATCTGCTGACCACCACGGCCGAACTCCTGGCGCGCTACGGACTGATCGAGGACAGCGTCGGCTTCCATCTCGTCAACGGCGTGGCGTGGAACAACGGCGAAGACCCGCCCGGCGGCATGGTCGTCGGCTCGCCGGCGCTCATGCCGGGCACCGGCGGCGTTGGTGGCTGGACGACGGCTGGCTTGCTCGTCGCTCGTGAAGTGCTGCCGCAGTCGCACCCGGATTGGGACAAGGTCGATCGCTACGTGCGCGCGGCGATCGAACCGGAGACCTCGTCGGTCTACTGGGCAGAGTGGTATGCTGCGGCGGGAGACCCCAACCAACCGTAGACCGATCGCGCGCGCGCGCGCGCGAGGACACATGGCAACCAAGAAGCGAACCACGAAGGCGAAGAAGGTCAGCTCCGCGCAACGGGGCTCGTCGGCCTGGACTCCCGAGCACGTCGACCTGCTGTGCGACTTGCTCGAGGAGGGTGGCACGATCCGCTCGTTCTGCACCGAGCACAACCTCGCACGCGCGTCGCTCAACAAGTGGCGCCGGCAGGACCGCGAGCTCGACGCCCGCATCCAAGCCGCGCGCCAGACCGGAGCCGAGGCGCTCGAGGAGGAGTTCGTCGAGGTGACGAGTAGGCCCGAGCTCATGGTCAACGTCGGCACGGCCGCGAAGCCGAAGTGGGTGGCAACCAGCGACGACGTGCAGCACCGCAAGCTGCGCGCCTGGGGGCTCGAGAAGCGCATGGCGTGGAACAACGCCGGGCGCTACGGTGACAAGCTGCAGGTCGGTGGCGCCGCCGATCTGCCGCCCGTCAGCATGTCGGTCGAGGAGCGACGAGCTCGCGCGGCCGCGCTGCTGGCGAAGGTGCGCAAGCGGCGCAAGGAGACCAAGGGTGAGCAAGACACCGAAGCGTGACCGCTGGTCGATCGACCTCGACCTCGAGCGCATCGCGCGCGAGGCTGACAAGGCCGTCGACGGCAACGTCGTCATCTCGGCGCACGAGGCGCGCGCGCTGGTCGCGCTCGCTGAGCGCGCCGGCAATCCACTGCTGCGCGTAAGCTCGGACGGCAACGTCGAGGTCGTGAGATGCCAGCCGTGAAGCCGCCGTTCCTCTACCGCGGCCGCGTGTTCACGCGCGCGCTGCTCGACTCCATCCCGCCGAAGATGTGGGGCTGGGTCACCGAGCGGCAGGACTACGAGGGCAGCGCGCACGTCGACACCGAGACGATCATGCTCCGCGGTCCGGCCGGCGAGGACGTCGACAGGCCGTTCGACTGCATCGAGACCAGTTCCTGGTGGGCTGCCGACGTGCTCGGAGCTCGAGGCGCCTACTGGGACGTGCTCGACCAGCTGCGCGAGATCGTGCCGCACACCGCGCTCGGCCGCGTGATGCTCGTGCGGCTGAAGCCCGGCGGCTGGGTGCGGCCGCACGTCGACGAGGGCGCCTACGCCGAGCACTACACGACCCGGCTGCACGTCGCGATGACCGAAACGCCTCGCGCCTACCTGCGGGTCGGCGGCCAGGTGCAGACGTTCGACCAGCACGAGTGCTGGTCGTTCAACCACCGCATGCTGCACGAGGCCCGCAACTGCGATACCGTGCCACGCGTCCACCTGATTGCCGACGTGGTCGAGGAGAACGACGATGACCGACGAGAACGCGAACAAGACGATGCCCGAAACCGAGACCTCCGAGCCGGAGACTACTGGCTGCGAGCCGATGCGTAGCGCCGGCGAGCTCGCGCAGACTGAGGCCGAGCTGTGCCTCGGTGGCTACCAGCTCAGCGACGAGGACGCCTACGAGAACCCGCTCAACTACCCGCGGCAGCTGATCGAGACGATGCGCACACTCGTCGAGGAGATCATCAAGCTGCCGCAGTCGCCGGCCATCGAGCTGGCCGCTGCCACGATCGACCACGTCGCGAACGTGCTTGAATACGAGAACGACCGATGAACAGCTGTGGAGCCTGACTTCGACGAGAAGGACCTCGCCGCGATGACGGACGAGGAGCGCGCCGAGTTCGACCGGCTGCTCAAGCCGTCGCTGTGGGAGCCGCACCCGGACAACGAGCCGCAATGCCTCGCCTACGAGGTCGCCGACAAGGTCGACGTGCTCGGCTTCGGCGGCGCCGCCGGCGGGGGCAAGACCGAACTCGGCCTCGGGCTGTCGCTGACGAAGCACTCGGTCTGTCAGGTGTTCCGGCGCGAGGGCACCGAACTCCGCTCGCTGATCGACCGCGTGGCCGAGATCCGCGGCGGCGACCGCAACGGGCTCGGCGGCAAACCGCCGGTGTGGCGCGCGCCGTCGCCGTCGTGCGAGGTGCTCGAGTTCGGCTCGGTGCCGAACCTCGGGGACGAGACGAAGTTTCAGGGCCGCGCCAAGGACTTCCTCTGGTGCGACGAGGCCGCCAACTTCCTCGAGGGGCAGGTGCGCTTCCTGATGGGGTGGGTGCGCACGACGAACCCCGAGCAGCACTGCATGACGCTGCTGACGTTCAACCCACCGACGAACGCCGAGGGTCGCTGGGTGATCTCGTTCTTCGCGCCGTGGCTCGACAAGAAGCACCCCGACTACCCGGCACCGCCCGGCCAGATCCGCTGGTTCGCCACCGTCGACGGCGTCGACATCGAGGTGCCAGACGATCGGCCGTTCGTCATGGAGAAGGGCGAGCGTCGCTACCGGTTCGACCCCGACGACTACGACGCTGAGGACATCATCCAGCCGCAGTCGCGCACGTTCATCCCGTCGCGCGTCAGCGACAACCCGTTCCTGATGGGAACGAACTACCTGCGCCAGCTGATGGCGCTGCCCGAGCCGATGCGGTCGCTGATGCTGAAGGGTGACTTCGCTGCGGCGATTGAGGACGACCCGTGGCAGTGCATCCCGACCTCGTGGGTCGAAGCCGCGATGGAGCGGTGGCGTGAGCCAGACCCGACGAAGAAGAAGCCGATGGACGTGCTCGGCGCGGACATCGCCATGCGCGGCCGCGACAGCACCGTGCTGATCCCGCGGCACGGCTGGTGGTTCGGCCACCCGATCGTCTACGAGGGCCGGCTCTGCATCGACGGGCCGACCACGGCCGGCTTCATCGCGGCCGCGGTGCGCGACGAGGCCGTCGTCCACATCGACCTTTTCGGCGTCGGCGCCGAACCCTACGGCCACCTCAAGGAGCTCGGCATCCAGACGATCGGCTTCAACGTCGGCGACCCGGCGCGCGGCCTCGCGGCCGACGGGCACATGCGCCTGTTCGACCTGCGCACCGAGCTCATCTGGCGCATGCGCGAGGCGCTCGAGCCGCGCGCCGCGGAGCGCACCGGCATCGCGCTGCCGCCGGACCAGAAGCTGCTGGCCGACCTGTGCGCGTTCAAGTGGGAGATGCGAGGCGGCGTTATCAAGGCCGTGGATCGCAAGACGCTGGTCAAGGAGCTCGGCCGATCGCCCGACTACGGCAGCGCGGCTGTGCTGGCGTTGGCGCACACCGAGAAGCGCAGAGCCGCCATGCGGCTCGGTCGGCAAGCTCGTCGGAATGATTCGCCGGAATACGACCCCTATCGCGACATCTGACGAGTCGGTCTACCCTCTGCGGCGTGGCACAGACACGCACCATCCCGCGCACGGTCATCGAGCTCGGCACGATCGACGACGTTCGCAACGCCGGCAATCTGCTCGAGCAGCATTGGCGCGAGCTCTGCACCGATCCGGAACTCATGGAACTCGACCCGGACTGGCGCGGCTACTACGACCTCGAGGAGCGCGGACGCACGTTCACGCTGGTCGTTCGGCGTGACGGGGCGACTGTCGGCTACTCGCTCAACTTCCTCTTCCCGCACCTGCACTACAAGCAGACGCTCATGGCGCAGAACGACGTGCTGTTCGTCGACCCGGCGCTGCGGCGCACGACGGGCATCGGTCCGCGTTTGATCCGCGCGACCGAGGCCCAGGCGCGCGAGCTGGGTGCTCATCTGATCTGCTGGCACGCGAAGCAGAACACGGCCCTCGACAGCTACCTTCCGAAGCAGGGCTACCGCGTGCAGGACGTGTTCTACTCTCGGAGGCTCTGATGGGTTTGTCGATTGGGATGGTCGCGGCTGGCTTGCTCGTCGCAGGTGCATCGGTCTACTCTGGCGAGCGCCAGCGTTCGATACAGAAGAAGCAGATGCGCAACCAGAAGCTCGCGAACGAGCGCCAGATTGCGCAGGCCGTCAGCGCGCAGAAGCTTGCGGCTCAGGCTGACGCGAAGGCGAACCAGAGGGAGCCGAACACCATGGCGCTGATGGAGAAGGCGTCGCTTGCATCCCGCCAGGGCCCGGCCTCGACGATGCTCACCGGTGCCGGCGGCATCGGTAAGGGGTCGCTGCTGCTCGGCAAGAGCACACTGCTCGGGGGCTCGGCATGAGCAGCCCACCCATGCTCTACGACTTCTCGGTCGTCGAGGACAAGCGGGAAGCGTTCATCAGCCGCAACCAGTCGCTCAAGGCCGAGCGGTCTTCGTGGCACACTCACTACGCCGACCTCAGCCGGCACCTGCTTCCGCGAGCCCACCGTGCGTTCATCTCGGACCGGAACCGAACCAGCCGGGCGAAATACAACGCCATCTACGACAACACCGGGACGCGCGGTGTTCGCACGTTGGGCTCGGGGATGCAGGCCGGCGCGAGCAACCCCGGCCGGCCGTGGTTCAAGCTGTCGACGCAGGATCCCGACCTTGCCGACTTCTACCCGGTGCGCGCGTGGCTCGACGACGTGGTCGAGCGCATGCAGCGCGTGTTCGCGCGCAGCAACACCTACCGGACGCTGCACCAGATGTATGAGGAGCTCGCGGTGTTCGGCACCTCGGTCTCGATCATGCTGCCGGACGCGAAGAACGTCATCCACCACTACCCGGTGGTGTGCGGCGAATACTGCCTGCAGAAGAACTACCGTGGCGAGATCGTCGCGCTCTACCGCGAGTTCCAGAAGACGATCGGCGAGACGGTGAAGGAGTTCGGCTACGAGAACTGCTCGGTCGCCGTGAAGGACGCGTGGCGCAACCGCAACTTCGAGCAGACGGTCGACATCCTGCACGTCATCGAGCCGCGCGAAGATCAGGCGCGCGACCCCGAGAACCCGAGCCCGAAGCACATGCCGTGGAAGTCCTGCTACATGGAGCTCGGCGGCGAGAGCAACAAGCTGCTGCGGGAGAGCGGCTACCCGCGCTTTCCCGTGCTGGCGCCGCGGTGGCAGGTCGTGGGTCAGGACGTGTATGGCATCAGCCCCGGCATGGAGGCGCTCGGCGACGTGCGCCAGCTGCAGCAGGAGCAGCTCCGCAAGGGGCAGGGCATCGACTACATGGTGCGGCCGCCGCTGCAGGTGCCGAGCTCGCTCAAGGATCGCGACAGCGAGCTCTTCCCCGGCGGCACCAGCTACTACGACCCCGGCACGCTGCTGCCCTTCGATCAGGTCACGCCAAACGGCGGCATCCGGCCGGCGTTCGAGGTCAGGCTCGAGCTCTCCCACCTGCTGGCCGACATCGTCGACGTGCGCCAGCGCATCGACCGCGCGTTCTACGCCGACCTGTTCCTGATGCTGGCGCTCGCCGGCCCGAACACACGCATGACCGCGACCGAGGTCGCGGAGCGCCACGAAGAGAAGCTGCTCGCGCTGGGCCCGGTGCTCGAGCGTCTGCACAACGAACTCCTGCAGCCGATGATCGAGAACACGTTCGAGATCATGCTCGAGCAGGGTCTGCTCCCGCCGCCGCCGCCCGAGCTCCAGGGCGTCGACATCACGGTCGAGTTCGTCTCGATCCTGGCCCAGGCGCAGCGAGCTGTCGGCAGCAACAGCATCGACCGGTTCATGGGCAACGCCATGCAGCTCGCCCAGGCCCGGCCGGACGTGCTCGACAAGGTCAATTTCGACAAGTGGGCCGATGTCTACTCTGGCATGGTCGGCGTGCCGACCGAGCTCATCGTCGACGACGACACGGTCGCCGCCCTGCGGAAAGCCCGGGCCAACGCGGAGGCCGCGCAGGCCCAGGTCGCCATCGGTCGCGAGCAGGCCGCGGCCGCGAAGGATCTGGCGGCCGCGTCGACGGACGGCCGGAACGCGCTGACCGACTCGCTCGGTGGCGGCGGCGCCAGCCTGCCGATCGACGCCGGGGGGATCCCGCTGTGACGCGCGTGGTCGCCGAGCGCGTCGGAGCTCCTGACATGACGCGCTCGGGGCGCTACCGCCAGCGCGTGCCGGCGGCGCCCGAGGCGATCGACGTTAGTCGCCTCATCGGGACGCTGCCGAAAGCGCAAGGAGGCACGGGCGCCTCGGTCGAATCTGATGCACGCGCCAACCTCGGCCTCGAGATCGGGACGGACGTGGCCGCGAAGACGCACACTCACGTCTACGGCGATCTCAGTGGCGTGGCGGCGAGCTCGCACACGCACCGCTCCAGTGACCTGACGCAGAACGAGACCGACTACGTCTGGTTCGCTGACTTCATCTCGAGCAACATCACGGTGAACGGTTGGAGCTCCTCGACCTCTGGTGGGTCGACGGCCGGTCATTGGGACGCACTGGTCGACACGACCGACAACGGCATCGGCGTCATCGAGCTCAAGACCGGAACCGGCAAGACCGGCTACTACTCGCTCTGCACCTTCAACGACAAGTTCTACCCAGGGCAGGCCGCGTTCACGTTCGAGGCGCGTGTCTGCCCCGACGTGATCGCTGACGCCGCCAACGACTACGACATCTACGTCGGATTCGGCGCGAACGTCTATAACTCGTCGAGCGGTAACCACGAGGCCGGGCTCGTCTACCGGCGCAGCGCGCTCGGCGCCAACTGGCACGCGGTGACGAAGGCGTCCGGCACCGAAGAGCAGACCGACACCGGCGTCGCTGTCTCGGCCGGGACGCTCCAGAAGCTGAGAATCGAGTTGAGCGAAGACGGGACGACGGCCGCGTTCATGATCGACGGCGAGTCCGTCGCGGAGCACACCACCAACTTGCCGACAGGCCGCATGGGGCTGGCCGTCGGCATCTTCAAGTCTGCCGGCACCACCCAGCGGGAGCTCTGGGTGGACTGGACCCGGCTGCAGGTCACTAGGAGCTCCGCGAGGTAACCATGCAGGACAAGAACGAGGCCGATCTCAAGGTAGTCACTAACCCGAAGCGTCCGAAGACCGATGCCGAGATCATCGCGGCGCTGAAGGACGACGACCCCAATATCAGGAAGCTGGGGCTCGAGGCGCTGTTCCCGCTGACGAAGGGCACCGTGCTCATCAACTCAACGAAGGACGGGAACCAGATCACCGCGACGGACAACCTGGACGCGTCTCGCGTGTTCGGCGCGATCCTGTTCGTCGCCATCCAGCTGGGCAAGTTCATGGGCATGGAGCTCAACTGGCTCGCCCACCCTGGCCAGCAACAGCAGCAGCAGCAGCAGGGCATCGAGGTGGTGCCTGAAGGAGCGATGCCGAGATGACAACGACGCCGGCCAACCTGAAGCCCGACACCACGAACCGTCGCCCCATCGTCGAGCGAGGGACGGTGGTCCCCCTCGCGATGGCGGCCGGCGTCGTCGTGGTCGCCGCGGCCTCGGCGTGGTCGGTGGCGAAGTCTATGACCGAGGTCGTGCTCACGACCAACTACAGGTTCGAGCGCATCGACGAGCGCCTCGAACTGCTCTCGAAGCAACTTGAGGAGGCCGGCGCCGACCGCTGGCGCCGCGGCGACATGCGCCAGTGGGCCGAGCTCCTGCGGGCGCAGAACCCCAACATCAACATCCCGAAGGTCCAATGAAGAGAACCATCTACACCGTCCTGCTCCTGCTGGCCGTCGCGCTCCTGTTCGCGGCCTGCATGACTCCACGCCAGACCGAGGCCGCCGAGGTGCTGCGCGAGCTCTACCGCGGGGGCATCTTGACGCCCGAGCAGCTGCAGCTGTTGCTCGACGCGCTGAACCCGACCAGCTGGGTCAACGACGTTATCGCGATCGGCAGCGGCTTGTTCTTTGGCACGGGCTCCTTCGTCGCCACCAACTGGGCGCGCAACCGCGCGCGCCTAGCTCGAGGCGAGCCGGTCGGGAAGCCGACGCCGGCCGAGTGATTCATCAGGGGGAGGCGGGGCGCTGCATGGTGCGACTCTTCGCCGGTCCCGTGTCGATTGGTCTCCTCTCGTGACCGGATCCCGCCTCCCCCGCTTTCTCCGCAACCGTTCGCCGGAAAGCTGCGCGCCTTGCCGGCCCAGCTCGTGGCCGTCACACTGCGGACTCAATGACCGACCACGATCCATTCGACCTCGATGCCGAGCAGGAGCGCGCGGAGCTCAACCGCGCGACCGCCACGGCCGTCGCCGAGCAGGAAGCTCGCGACATCGAGTGGTTGATGCGCGGCCCCATCGGCCGCCGGATCGTCTACCGATTGCTCGCGCAGTGCGGCGCGTTCCGCACGTCGTTCTCGCCGAATGCCATGGAGATGGCGCGCGTCGAGGGCGGCAAGCAGATCGCCTACTGGCTGATGGCCGAGATCGACCGCTGCTGCGCTGAGCACTACGCAACCATGATCGAAGAGAAGAGGACGAACCATGTCTGAGACTTCACTGCTGGGAGCCACCGAGGCAACAACCGAACCCGAGGGGCAGGCAGACAACAGCGCGGCGAGCTCGGAGCAGACCGCGCAGGAGCAGCAGCAGAGCTCCAACGGACAGGGCAACGATTCGCAAGCCACCAAGACCGAGGCCGGCGAGCAGACCACCGACAAGGGTGGCGAGCAGACCGAAGCCGAGGGCGAGAAGGGCGGCGACTCGAAGGGCAAGGACGAGGCTTCCGAACCCTACGAGCTCAAGGCACCCGAGGGTGTCGAGGTCGACTTGTCGGTTCTCGAGACCGTAGCAGAGGTCGCGCGAGAGCTGGACCTGCCGAAGGACAAGATCCAGAAGGTCGTCGACAAGGCGTTCGCCAAGGCACAAGACCGTGCCGCGGAGAACTACAAAGCCACGGTCGCCGAGTGGGGCAAGGAGAGCAGGAAGCTCTCCGAGCTCGTCGGCGGCGACGGCTTCGACGCTAACCTAAAGATCGCGAACAGCGCCATCGAGAAGTTCGGCAACGATGCGCTGATGCAGCTGCTCGACGGCGGGCTCGGGAACCATCCCGCGTTCGTCGCCTTCGCCTACAAGGTGGGCAAGGCTCTGCAACCCGATGGGTTTGTGGCTGGTGGTCGCACGGAGTCCGCAGGGACGCCGGCGCCGAACGACGACGCAGCTATGGCAAGACGGCTCTACAAGGAGCAGTAGTAACAAGCGAGGACTGACTCATGGCTAACCTCACTCTGATGGACTGGACGAAGCGCATCGACCCCGATGGCACGTCCCCCGTAATCGCGAACCTGCTGTCGCAGACGAACGCGATCTTGCAGGACGCGACCTACGTCGCTGGCAACCTGCCGACCGGTCACCGTGTGACCATCTCCACCGGTCTCCCGACCGTCTACTACCGCGCGCTCAACGAGGGCATCCCGACGAGCAAGGCGACGACCGCGCAGGTCGACGAGAACTGCTCGATCCTCGAAGCGCGCTCGGAGGTCGACATCGACTTGGCAATGCTCAACGGCAACACCGCTGAGTTCCGCCTTGGCGAGGCCCGCATGTTCATCGAGGCGATGAACCAGAAGCAGGCGACCGAGATGTTCTACGGGAACCCGGCGACCAACCCGCGCGCGTATCTCGGCCTCGCGCCGCGCTACTCGAGCCTGTCGGCCGGCAACGCGCAGAACATCATCGACGGCGGCGGCGGCGCCGGCAACATCAACACGTCGGTGTGGCTCGTCTGCTGGTCGGACCAGACCGTGTTCTGCATCTACCCGAAGGGCAGCACGGCCGGCCTCCTGCAGGAGGATCTCGGTCGCCAGACCAGCTACGACGCTGGCGGCTCCGGCAAGCGCATGGAGGTGTTCGCGGAACGCTTCCAGTGGAAGACCGGGCTGGTCGTCAAGGACTGGCGCTACGCCGTCCGCATCGCCAACCTCGAGGTCGACACGGCCTCGGCGGGTGGCAACCAGATCGACAAGCTGACCGGCGTCTACGCCACCGGCGTCTTGACCAACATCCTGCACCTCATGGCGCAGGCGATCGCGCGTCTGCCCAACACCGCGATGGGCCGCTGCGTGTTCTACATGAACCGCACGGTGTTCACCGCGCTGATGCGCACGGCGCTCGAGAAGGGCGCGGCCTCGGGTCTGATGATCGAGCCGGCCGCCACCCAGTTCGGCACGCCGTCGAACATGCTCAGCTTCCTGGGCATTCCGATCCGGCAGTGCGACGCGCTGCTCAACACCGAGGCACAGGTCGCCTAGTTGGCGGCCTGACCATCCACCCCGAACCAGAGGACAGATCCTATGATCGCCGATATCAATCTCATCCTGGCGACGGCCGAGGCGGTGCCTAACGCAGGCGCGGCTCCGGGCGGCCTCGGTGGCAACACCATCACAGACGTCGCGGATACCCCCTACACCATCGACATGCTCAGGGCGGACAACCCGCTCGGGGACGGCATCGACCAGCTACCGACCAGCGAGCTCGAGCTCGATGTCACCATCACCACGTCGTTCAACGTCGGTCCGAACGCGATGGCCGAGTTCCAGCTGGTGTCGATGCCGATCGACCCGACGAAGCTCAGCGCGGCCGGGACCTCCGGTCGACTGACCCAACTTGCCTCTGCCGCCACCACGGCATCGGACAACTCGGTCACGATCACCGGTCACGGCCTCGCGCTGGGCACGCCGGTCTACCTGTCGGCCCTGGCGACCACGACCGGCCCGAGCACGAACACGCTCTACTACGCGGTGCCGCTCAGCGCCGACAAGTTCGGTCTCGCGACCTCGCTCGCCAACGCCGTGGCCGGCACGCCGCTCGTCTCCATGTCGGGCAACGGCAGCTGCACGATCCAGTTCTTCCCCTACGTCCACATGACGACGGGCATGATCTGGGGCGGGTTCCTGAACGCCGGCGCGCGCTTCATCGGCCGCGCGGTGCCGGGTGCCATCGGCGGCGGCGGCGACCACGTCGCGCCCTACGCCGGCGCCGACGCGCTCCCGCTCGGCGCGCAGGTGCAGCCGAGCACGTCGCTCGGTGGCGGCACCGGCACGGCCACGGTAGCGGCTCCTGGCCGCTTCCTCGTGCCGCGCGTGTTCGTGTTCAACGCGTCGGTCAGCTCGGCCGGCCGCTACAGCATGGCGCTCGGCGTCAACGCGGGTTCTTCGCAGCGCAACTACCCGATCGGATCGCGGATCAAGTCGTCCTGACCTGACCCGCTTCTCGAGCTCGCCCCTTCGGGGGCGGGCGCACCAGGAGCTCAACAATGACAATCCAAGACTACACGCTGGAACTCTCGCAGGACCAGTCGTTCACCGGCGCCTCGCCGAACTTCCTGCCCTACGTGGCCGGGTCGAATGCGATCGCGATCGGTTCTCTCGAGAACGCAATCGTGGACGTTGGTCTCGGTGCCGAGCTCGTGGTCGAGTTCGAGGTCACCGAGGCGTTCACCGGCTACTCGGCCGCGAACGCGATCCCGCACATCGTGATGGGTGTCTGTCTCGCGACGGACGCCGCGCTCACGGCCAACGTGTCCATCATCAGCACGGCCGGCTGGGCGCTGGGCGGGACGAAGGTCGAGTTCGGTCTGCAGCCGAGTGACTCGACGGTGTTGCCCAACCTGTTTCTCGGCGACCGCTACTACGCCAAGGTCAACCCTGGCGTGCTCGGCCTGCCGTGGATCGGCTCGGGCGGCGCGCGCAACAACAAAGTGCTGCCGGGCAACCTCTACCTCGGCGCCTACTACATCCTGCCGATGCGCACCGGGCAGGCCGTGCAGATGTCCAACCCGGCCCTGTGGACGGCCACCAACTTCACCGCGGGCAAGCTCAGCACCCGCATCCTCATCAACCAGCCGGTCGCGGACGCGGTCCACACCTACACGTCCGGCATGAAGGTCAAGTAGGAGACCACGATGGCAACCAAGACCAGCCGCCGCCGCAAGGCCGAACCCGTTCTCGTGCGCGCGACCGCCCGTCTGTTCGACGGGCAGAAGCTGCGCGAGGAGGGCGAGGAGTTCCTCTACGACGGGCCGATGCCCCTTTCGCCGAACGCCCCGGTGGAGCTCGCGGAGGAGCCGCCGCAGCCGAAGCCGCAACGCCGCGGCAAGAAGTTCGGCGAGGCCGCTCCCGAGTGGACGACCGAAGGGGCGGCGCACGACGCCAAGGAGCGCGAGCTCGACGACGAGCTCGACGACGACTAGCTCGAGGGCCGGTCGCCGCAAACCCAACTCTCGGAGGACAACGATGAAGAAGCCAAAGCCGAAGCCGAAGCCACGGCCGCGTCCTGGTTACTGATGCCGACTCCCGCACGTATGCGGTTGCTCTCGGTTAGCGGTTGACGAAAGCGTGAAACAACAATCGCAGGCCCGTGAGAGTCGGGCCGCACACCGACATGCTCAAGCACATTGCGGACCTGTCTGGAGACTACGAGTACTTCATCGGCTGGGCCGGCCAGAGCACGTCGCGGCCGTGGGGATCGAAGGCGGAAGCCTACCAGCTGTTCCCCGAGTATGAGGCCGGCCCCACCGGCATCGACCTGACGGGCGTCGTCATCCCGGACAATAGCTCGCGTGCGGCCGACGACATCGAGACGCTGGACGTCACGACGACGCTGCAAGCTGACCAATGGGTCGGGGCGCACCTTCGCCTCGGCACGGTCACGTCGCCGGTCGCCGGCTACGCGCTGGTGATCGCAAACTCGGCGAACTCGCTGAAGGTCAAGTGGCTCTCCGCCACCGCTCTCCCGCCGAACAACTCGACGCAGGCCGGCATCCTCACCTACGAAGACTACCGGTTCGCCTACCGGCCGCAGGTCCGCGTCCTCACGCCTTACCAGCCGACGACCGACAGCACGACCAACAAGCTCGTCGAGTATCCCGACCCGACCGCTACGGTCGCGAAAGGCGGCCGCAGCGTGACGATGGGACCCGGCTTCACCACGCCGGCCGGATTGACGTTCGAGCGCGCTGGCGCGCTGCTCGAGTTCACGTTCAACGAGGGCATCGACTCCTACGGCCTCCACGAAGCGTCGAGCAGCGGCGGCGCATGCACCGCCGCGACCGCGGCGACCTTTACCTTTACGAATAGCACCACGGCGAACTACTTCGTCAACGGCTACCTGCGCGCTGACTGGACCGACAGCACCGGCGACCCGAAAGTCAGCTGGTCGAGGATCGGTGACAACACCACGACACAGTTCACCGGTCTCTCGTGGAGCGGCGACGGCACGCCCGATACCTCCAGCGGAGCGGTGGTCAGCCGGTGGACGGCGTGGGTGCCGCACTACAACAACAACCCGCACTGCTATGCGCCGGGTGAAGGCTACGCCTACCCGAACAACGACATGCAGCCGTGCGCGTTCTCGACGAACGGCGCGGCGATCCACAACCGCCCCAGGGGCATCACCGGCACCTGCTACGGCGACCAGTTCGGCGACCTGCTGGTCGTGGCCACGCGCATGTCGATGGCGACCGGCAAGCGCATCAACGTCGTCCACCTCGGCATCAACACCGCCGGCCTGTCGCCGGTCAACACGCTGAACCCTTACGGCTTCGACGGCATCCTCGGCTGGTATGACCACCGCAACGTAGGGGCGTGGGCGCCGAGCCTTGGCGGCGAAGGCATCTTCAGCCGGCTCGACACGCTGCTGCGCTACACCCTGCCGAACGCGATGGCGGCCGAGGGCAACACCAAGACGCCGAAGTTCCTCGCATGGTTCTATTCGCAGGGCGAGACCGACGCGCTGAACAGGGGCGCGCGGCTGCACTACCGCGAGAGTCTGCGCGGCCTGAAGGCGGCGATCCGAAACACGATCAAGGGGCTCGGCTACTCGCCCTACACCAACGGCGCCGAGATGCCTTGGGTGCAGGCGAAGGTCATGCACGTTGCCTATGAACTGAAGGGCACCTACCAATACTACACCGGCCCGGTCGTCTTCGACGGCGACGGCGAGGGCCTCGTCAACAACGCGATCCTCGAGGAGAACGCCGGCGACGAGTTCGGCGAGTGGATCTACACCGACGACCTGCCGCGCAAGGCGACGGACCCGAACCACCTCAACGGCGTAGGCGAGTGCGCTCGAGGAGCTCGCTCGAGCAAGCGCATGGCCGAGATGGTCGACCATGCGCTCGGCTACGGGTCGCCGTGCCTCACCAGTGAGGACCACACCGTCGCGCTCTACAACCGCGCGCTGTCGCTGATCGGCGAGGCGCCCGACATCCAGAACGCGAAAGACGGCAGCGAGCAGCTGCGGCTCTGCCAGCTGTTCACCAACGAGTGCCGCGACACGCTGCTGCAGATGCGGCAGTGGTCGTTCGCGTTGCGGCGCGTGGCGCTGACCGAGGTGAAGATGCCGCAGCAGCCGCTCTACACGCAGTGGGGTCACTGCTACGTGCTGCCGCCCGAGGCGCTGAACGCGTTCAAGGTGCTGCCGCCTGATGCGATCGAGGAGCCGCCTACCGAGGCCGAGCTGATCAGCTGGGCGAACGATCCTGCTGGGGCCTACACGTTCGCGTTCATCGACGCGTGGGACAAGACGCTCGCGCTCAACACGAGCATCGACCCGGCGACGGTCGACGCGTCGACGCTCCCCCTGGTCGACGAGGACAGCCTCAAGCCGCAGGTGTTCCAGGTCGAGCGTTCGCCGCACGGCGGCCGCTACATCTTCACCAACCAGAAGCAGGCGACGCTGCAGTATGTCGAGCGGTGCGTCGACGCCAGCGAGTGGTCCCCGTCCTTCAGCGAGGCGTTCTGCGCCTACCTCGCGAGCAAGCTCGCCGGATCGCTGCTCAAGGGCAGGGAGGGAGAAAGGGTCGCCGCCGGCATGCTGCAGAAGGCGGCCGGCTACGTGCGCGTGGCGAGCTCTAGCGAGGGTCAGCAGCGCAAGGCGAACCACGGTCCGTTCGACTTCGTCCCCGATCACCTAGCGAACCGATGAGCCGACAGCCCCGAATCCTGCAGCGGTCCTTCGCCGGCGGCGAGATGTCGCCGCAGATGTATGGGCGCCCCGACGACTCGCGCCTCATCAACGGCGCGGGGCTCTGCCTGAACATGATCTGCCGCCCGACCGGCTCGGTGTTCCGCCGGCCGGGCACACGGTTCGTCGCGAAGGTGAAGGACGGCGCCAACTACAAGAGCTACGTCTACCCGTTCACGTTCTCGCCGACACAGTCGGTCGTGGTCGAGGGCAGCCGCGCCGTCGTGAACGGCGTTGAGATGGGGCACTTCCGCTTCCATGTCGACGGTGGCACGCTGCTCTACTCGCAGCCGGATGACTGGCTGGAGTCGCAGCTGGTGACAATCTCCTCCGGCCTGATGACGACCGCATCCTCGCACGGCCTGCAGGCCGGCGACCCGGTCGTCATGACCATGAACCCTGGCGGTAGCTCGCCGACGTGCGCGTTCGCCAACGTCGCGACGACGGGCGACCAGACGGTGACGATCACCGGCACGCACGGCCTCACCTCGTTCTTCGGCCAACAGATCATGTTCGAGGACCAACTTGGTCCCGGCACGCTGCCGGCGAACGTCGAGCCCTACCGGATCTACTGGTTGACGAGCCGAACTGGCTCGGTCATTACCTTTAGCGAAACCTACAACGGCCCCAACGTGAAGGGCTCCGGCGCGGCGAGCACGGGCACGATCTACATGGCCGCGATGCCGCGGTGGTTTCCTGACGCACGCGCCAACCGCGTCTACTACGTCTCGACGGCGGGTCTGACCAGCAACACGTACAGACTCGCCGAGACTAAGTGCGCTGCGCTCGCCGGCGACTACATAACCGGCAGCAACGACGGGTGTGGCAACAGGCGCGGGCGCTACGCGTATCGGCGCGGCGACGTGGTCTATAGTTCGACGGGCGGCACGCCGGGCAACTTCTATTGCCTGCGCGAGCCGTGGTGCAACGCGCCGACTCCCGACGACTGGATCTACTGCTACCTGCTCGACCACCTCCCCGACGACACGAGCGACCGCAAGTTCTGGACGCAGCTGCCCGGAGACTTCACGGCCGGCGTGACCGTGACGCCCAGCACCGACACGATCGACTTCGGCGCCGCGCACGGCCTGACCAACAACGACCCGCTGATCCTGTCCGGGTCGACACCGCCGGGCGGCACGTCGTTCGGCACGGTCTACTACGCGATCGTCACCGGCACGAACACGATCCAGATCAGCGAGACGCCGTCGGGTCCGGTGCTCGACATCACGAGCGCGGGCACCAGCGTCGACGTGCTGACGAACCCGATCTACGAGGTCCCGCATTTCTACAGCGAGGACGAACTCGCGACGATGTCGACCGCGCAGAGCAACGACATCTTGACGCTCTCGAGCCAGGACCATCCTGTCTCCGAGCTCCGTCGCATCTCGGCATCACGGTGGGAGCACCACCCGGTGCGGTTCGAGGCGAAGACCGCAGTGCCCGAGAAGCCATACGTCGTCGATGTATACACCGGCGAGAGCATCCTGGGCGGCCCTAGCACATCCGCCAACCGGATCGAGACCGTCTCGTATCACACCTTCGTGGCCGGCAACCCGGTCTACGTCAGGGGGGCATTCGGTACAGTGCCCTTCAGCGATGACTTCTACACCGTCGATCAGGTGTTCGGCTCCCCGCCGAACCAAATCTCGCTCAAGCGATACAACGGCGGCGCAGCCGTCACCTTCGCGGTCAGTAGCGGTTGGGCAGTCGAGATCATGTTCTGCGAGTCGATCACCGACATCACCAACTACTACAAGATAACGGCGGTCGACAACCAGGGCGAGGAGTCGGAGCCTAGCGAAGAGCTTGATGTGCTCAACAACTTGCTGGTCGCCGGATCGCACACCGACATCGGCTGGAGTCCGGTGCCGAACGCGACCCGCTACCGGATCTACAAGAAGCAGAACGGGCTCTTCGGCTTCATCGGCGAGACCGAGGATCTGCAGTTCCGCGACGATAATATCGGCCCCGACCTGTCGGTCTCGCCGCCGATCGTCGACACGTCGATGCGCCAGATTGGTTTCATCACCTGGGACCAGACGAACGACGTGGTGCTGTGGCCTGGGCACAGCCTGCAGGAGCGCGATCCGGTCGTCTTCCACGGCAACGGCGTGATGCCGGACGACATCCTCGAGGGCGCCACCTACTACGCGATCAACATCGGCGACGGCGCGTTCCAGCTGGCGTCCGACTCCGAGGGGACCACCGCGCAGACGGTCAGCTCCGGCACGCCGACGGGCGAGGTGTGGGCCGAGGGCGGCTCGTTCCCCGGCAGCGTCACCTACTTCGAGGGGCGCCGCATGTTCGCTGGCAGCCGCGGCCGGCCGCAGGACGTGTGGGCAACGGCGAGCGGCACCGAGTCCGACCTGTCCTACTCGATCCCGATCGTCGACAGTGACCGCATCTACTTCCGCATCGCCTCGAGGGAGGGCAGCGCCGTGCGCCACCTCGTGCCGCTGTCGCAGCTGGTGCTGCTCAGCAACACGATCGAGTATCGGCTCACGCCGCTGAACAGCGACGCGATCACACCGAGCACGATCAGCGTGCGGCCGCAGAGCTACATCGGCGCCGACTACCCGCAGCCGGCCGTTATCAACAACAACGTGGTGTTCGCGGCCGCGCGCGGCGGGCACATCCGCGAGCTCGGCTACAGCCAGGACGTGCTCGGCTACCTGACCGGCGACCTGTCGCTGCGAGCGCAGCACCTATTCGACGGCTTCTCGGTCACCGACATTGCCTACCAGAAGGCGCCGGTGCCGATGGTCTGGTGCGTCTCGAGCTCGGGCAAGCTGCTGTCGCTGACCTACATACCCGAGGAGCAGATCGGGGCGTGGTCGCAGCACGTCACCGACGGCACCTGGGAGTCGATCGCCTCGATCCCCGAGGGCGTCGAGGACGCGGTCTACTGCGTCGTGCAGCGCGACGGCGAGCGGTTCATCGAGCGGTTCGCCGATCAGTTCACCGGCGGCGTTGCGGTGCTCGAGGACGCGATCTACGTCGACGCCAGTGTCACCTACGACGGCGCCGCCACGACGACGATCAACGTGCCGCACCTCGCCGGCCGCGCTGTCACCTACCTTGCCGACGGCGTGACCGGCACAGGCACCGTCAGCGCCGGCGGCGTGCTCACGCTGGCGACGGCCGCGTCGAAGGTCCACATCGGTTTGCCGTCCGTGGCGCGTCTCGAGACCGTGCCGCTCTACGCGCAGGTCGATCAGGCGTTCGGCTCAGCGATGACGAAGAACATCCTGAAGGCGCACGTTCGCGTCTACCAGAGCGGTGCGTTCTCGGCTGGCCCGGTCGGCGGCCGGCTCGTCCCGTCCCGCTCGCCGGCTGCCGGCCTGCTGCAGACGAAGCTGCAGGAGGTCAAGCTGCCCGGCTCGTGGAACGACGAAGGACGGATCGCGATTGAGCAGTCCGATGCTCTGCCGCTGACTGTGCTTGGCATCACGATGGAGGTAGCCTTCGGCAACTGATGACGACCTTCGGACAACAACCGGGCCCATGGTCCAGCGGCTACGTCTTCCCCACAGTGCCGGGAGGCGGTGGAGGCTCCACGGGCCAGGGCTACAGCGGGCTGACGAACGCCGCCGGGAACGTGGGCGCCGTGCTCGCGGTCGCCGGCGCCGTGAGCGCGGTCGTCGGCGCGTGGTATCAGGTCGATGCCGCGCGCTACCAAGCGAAGACGCAGGAGCTCCAGCTGCAGCTGCAGGAGACGCTCGGCAACCTCAACGCCCGCGCCGCCGAGCGCGACGCCGCGAACCAGATGCGCGCCGCCCATCAGGCGGCCGGCCGGTCCGACCTGCAATACAAGCAGATCGAGGCCGCGGCCCGCGTGGCGCAGAACCGTAGCGGCATCCAGGCCGGCGTCGGCTCCGCGGCCGAGGTGCAGGCGTCGATCGGCTACGCAAAGGAGGCCGACCACATCTCGATCACGACGAACGGCGTGCGCGCCGCGAACGCCTCGAGGCTCCGCGCCGCTGGCCTTCGCGGGCAGGCGATCGCGGCCGGCGCCGGCGCGCAGAACGCGGGTCTGGCTGGCCGGATCGCCATGCCGTGGATGGCGTCGTTCTCGACGCTGCTCAGTAGCGGCGCGCAGCTCGCGAACACCTGGGTCGCTAACACGCGCGCCGAGCGGCGCTACGGATACGGAGGGCAGTGGCCATGAGGATCCCGCTCCCGCAGGTCGGGCTTTCGACGAACACGACGCCCCTCATCGGTCCGGGCCAATCACCCGGCGTCAGCGGCGACGTGACCGGCCGGCAGCTGCAGCAGCTGGGCCAGAGCATGCTCGGCGCCGGCACGGCAGCGATGGGCATCGCGTCCGAGCTCAGGCTCGAGCACGATACGACGATCACCAAGGAGGCATACACGCAGCTCGCCGACTACGCGACCGAGATCCTTGAGAACCCCCAGAGCGGCTACTTCACCAAGCAGGGGAAGAATGCCGTCGGCTACGAGCGCGCCAAGGCGCTCGGCTCGATCGAAAAGCGCATGCGCGAGATCGAGCAAGAGCTCGGCACCGACGTGGCCAAGGGCATGTTCCGCGAGCAGTCGAAGAAGGCTTTCGCGGACATCAAGCGAAAGGTGTATGGCCACGAGGCCACCGAGCGCCGGGTGTGGTCGCTGGGCCAGACCAGGGCCATGCAAAGCCAAGCGGCACGCGACGCGATCGCGGCCGCCATTCGGGGCGACACCCCGGTCGACGTGGCCGACGGCGCAGAGCTCGCTGGGGCCGAGGAGGATCGCGCCTACGGCCGCCAGAATCCCGAGACGTCTATCGGCACCACCGGGAAGTTCGTGGCTCCTGGGCAGCCTCAGGGCCCTCAGGGGCCACAGGGTCCGCAGGGCCAACAGGGCCAGGAACCCGGATCCCTGATCGGCAAGACGTATGCTCAGGCCGTAGCCGAAGACAAGGCTCGCCGGCAGGGGCGGCCGTCCTGGCAGATCCACCTCGACACGGCTACCGAGCAGGTCGAGGAGGAGTCTCGGATGCTGGGCGAGCCGGCCGAACTCAGGCGCGAGCGGGTGCTGAAGCTGAAGACCGAGGTCCACACCGGCATCGTCCGCGGCTTGCTTAGCCAGGGCCGGACGAAGGAAGCGCGCCAGTGGATGGAGAAGGTCCCCGAGAAGGACATGGCCGTGGGGGCCCGCCTGGAGCTGCAGAAGATTCTGAAGGACGCCGACCAAGCCGACCGGTCCTACTCCGTGGCCAACGAGATCATCGACCAGCTGGCCCAGGAGGACGCCGCCGCGGCCGCGGCCGCAGAGCAGCCCAGCGAACCCTACGGACCCCCGATCCCGACGATGGGCCCCCCGGTCCCGGGCACGTGGGAGGATGAGCTCCGTCGCAGCAGCAAGGCCGGCGGCGCCGGCGCAGGGATCAACGACGAGCTCGACACCACCACCATGCTTTCGCGCGCCAGCGCCGAACTTCGTCGCCGGTTCGAGGCCGGCGAGATCGACGCCCGCGAGCGCGACATGGCGATGGCGAAGATCAGGGAGGACCACTCGATTCGCGTCGGCCAGTGGAACGCCGAGGCCCAGGACACCCTGCGGAAGACCGAGCAGTGGTTCGAGGCGAACCCGGACGTGCGAGACCCGGACTCGCCGTCGTTCCCGCCCGAGCTCCGCGAGCAGCTGAACAGGTTCGGGTCGATGGACTCGGCCAGGAAGATCGGGCAGGCCCGAGGTAACCGCGTGACCGACCCCGCCGTCTACCGTCAGATGCTCGAGGACTACGAGAGCGGTGCGTTCGTCAACATGTTGCCGTCGCAGCTGTTCAACCGCTACTACGCGCACCTGGGCCCGACCGAGTGGAACGAGGCGCAGAGCTACCTTGCTATCGCGAACAGGCCGGTCGCGGTCTCGAGAGGTGGTGGCGGCAGCAGCAAGCCACCCCCGGACGACGACTTCTGGGGCGTCCAAGATCAGATCCTCGAGCAGGCGATCGCCGCGAAGATCATCACGGCGCGCACGGCGGACGGCCGGCCGAAGCCGGACTCGGAGGAAGAGGCCGTGCTGCTCGTGGATTATCGCGCCGAGGTGCAGAACCGATGGAACGTCGAGCGCGCCGCGCTCATGGCGGCCGGCAAGCCGGCGGAACTGACGACGGCGCGCAAGGTCGAGATCGCGAGCGATGTGGCGTTCGACAAGCAGTGGGCGAAGAGATACGACATCGCACCGGGCTTCTTGTTCGGGCTCGGTGACTTGATGGACTCCGACGAGCCCTACTGGACGTGGCAGAGGGACATCCCCGAAGACGACAGGGAGACGCTCTACGTCATGACGAAGTTTGGCACCGAGGTGCGCATCCCCGAGATCCCGTCCGGCGCTCGCCAGGAGATTCAAGACGCGCACCGGCTGTCGCTCGTGCCTCGTGACCAGCGCGGGGCGGCGGAGGCCGAGCTCAGGAGCTACGGTTGGGGCAATAAGGACGAGAAGAAGGTGCATCGCGACAAGATCGAGGCAATGTGGATGCGGCTCGGTCTGGTGACGCGCAGCCCGAGGAATAACGTGATCGCCGAGAAGTGGGAGCGGATGCGGCGGCAGTCTGGCTCGCACTGGTACAAGTGGGGCGAAGAGAAGTGACGAACCACTACGACGACATCCTGCAGCGGAAGCCCGAGCCGATCGTGCCGGACCTGTCGCTGCAGGATCCTCGGCGCACGGCGCAGGGCATCGACCCCGGCATCGACCCCGGCCTCGAGGACCTGCTGCAATCCACGCTGCAGGAGGCGGCGCAGCTGGACAACGTCCAGTCGATGAACCCGCAGGGGCCCGTCGACTCGTCGCCGGGCAGCGGCCAGATGGACCCGGCGGCCGCGATGCTCCTCGAGGACATCGCGAAGGCCGACAAGCTGAGCGACGCGGCCGTACTGCGTGCGCTCCACGCCGCGAGCAAGGTCAACCCCGAAGTCGCCGGCGAGGCGCAGCGGCTCGGCATCGAGCTCGGCATGGACGCGGGGCTGGTCGAGAGCAACCTCGAGAAGGCGCGCGCGCTCTGGACCCGGAGGCAGACCGAGGCGCTGTTCGCGTCCGGCGGCAACGAGCAGACGCTGCGCGCCCTGGTCGACCCGGAGTTCGCGCGCATCGCCAGAGACGACGTCGAGAACCTGTCGTTCCTCGAGAACCTCTGGCAGCAGCGCAGCGCGGCAAAGCTCGAGGAGCAACAGTCGCTGCTGTGGGCGAAGGTGATGTATGGCGGCGGCGACGATGCGGACATCGCCAAGATCGACACGATCAGCCGACAGCTCGCCGAGCTGCCGCCGGACTCGGACGTGGGTGGCTTTGTCGAGAACCTCGCCTATGGCGCAATGCGGACGTGGTCCGGCATGGAGGCGACACTGCTGATCTCGCTCGGCGCGGGTTTAGCCACCGCCGGCGCGGGCGCGGCGTATGGCATGACCAGCGGCCCGCTCGCGCCGGCGACCGCGACGGCCGGCGCCTTCACCGGGTTCAGTGTCGGCTTCTTCGGCTCGATGGGCATCAACTCGGCGATCCGTGAGGGCGGCGCAGCCTACGGCTCGATGATCGAGATGGGCATCGACCCCGCAATCGCGCGCCGGTGGTCGACCGGCGTCGGGATGGTCAACGGCGCGCTCGAAGTGTTGTCGGCCGGCGTGCTCAGCCAGCCGTTCAAAGCCGAGGCCAAGCGGATTCTGACGCGGAAGGTCGCCAAGGACATGCTGACGAGGACCACGCGCACCGCGGCCGCCACCCGGTTCGCGTTGACCTACGCGAAGGGTCTCGGGTCCGAGGTCGCTACCGAGGTCGCGCAGGAGATCAGCAACGTGCTCGGCGAGTCGATAGCGCGCTGGGAGCAGCAAGGCATCGACCCGACCACGCTCAAGGAGACCGACCCGTTCTTCGAGCGCATGAGCGGCATCATCACCGAGACCCTGCGCGGCATGGCTCTGCTCGGCCTGCCCGGTCCGCTGATGCAGCTGCGCACCGACATGAAACGAGCTCGCCAGGGCGCCTTCGACAAGAAGTGGGTCGAGAGCCTGGGCAAGCAGGTTGAGAAGTCGAAGACGCGGCCGCGAAACCGGCGACTGTTCGCTCGCTTCCTCGAGCAGCTGGCCGACGGCACCGACGCGGACAGACTCTACTTCGACGTAAAGGAGTTCAAGGCGAAGATGGAAGCGGTCGGCATGACGCCGGCGCAGCTTGCCGATATTGCGCCTGAGGTCGCGGGCCGACTGCGCGAAGCCGAGAAGACCGGCCTCGTCGAGATCCCGACCAGCGAGTTCGGCGCGGAGTTCCTGGCGACTGACTTCGGCAAGACGCTGATCCCGCACGCGCGCGTCACCCCTGACGGCGTGACGCCGCAGGAGCTCGCGAACGTGCAGAAGCGGGAGATCGACGAACAGGCCAAGAAGGCCGAGGAGCTCCTGAAGAAGTTCGGCGAGAAGGACAGCGAATACAAGAAACAGGCTGACGCGATCGAGCAGACGTTCGAGCGGGAGATGCTCGAGGCCGGTCGCAAGCCGGCCGAGGCGAAGGCGGGCGCGCGCTACTACCGCAACCTCGCGCTGATCCTCGCGGCCGAGGAAGGCATCTCGCCGGCCGAGTGGCAGCGCAAGGCCGGTGTGGGCCTGCTGAGCGAGAGCGCATTCGCCGAGCTCAATCTTGACGCCGATAGCGTCGCGCACATGCGCTTGTGGTTCCGCAAGAGCGCCGTCGTCGACAAGGAAGGTCGGCCGCTGGTGGTCGAGCACTTCGGCTGGTTCGACGAAACGACTGACGTCCCCGACAGCGGCATGCATTTCGGCACGGCCAAGGCAGCGAAGGATCGCGCCGCGAGCAAGCGGATGTCCGACCGCAACGTCGAAGTCTATGAGGATCCCGAGGAGCAGGGTCGGTGGCTCTACTCGGTCGACGGCGAGCAGGATGTTGACAGCTACGGGTCGAAGGAAGAGGCCGAGATGGCGGCGCGGGCCGACATGGAGGACCGGGGCCTGCTCAGAGACGACGAGGGCCGAACAACGCGTGCCTACCTTCGGATCGAGAACCCGAAGCGCGTCGAGGATGCCGGCGGCGACGCCGACGCATGGGCGAAGCTGATCGAGGAGGCGAAGGCCGAGGGGCACGACGGGATCGTCTACACCAACCAGCACGAGGACGTAGGGTCCGACAGCTACGTCATCTTTGAGCCGCAGCAGGCGAAGTCGCTTGACAGCGCGTTCACCGAGTCGCCGAAGATGCTCGAGCAGCTGAAGGACGACCCCACCCAGGAGGAGTCTGATGCATCCATCGACAAGGCGATCGACAAGGCCGCCGACGCAACCCCTCCACACGAGATCGAGCTGACCGATGTTCTTCGAAAGAAGGCGCGCGAGTTGGCCAGCCAGAACAAGAGCGGGTTCGGCAAGGTCTGGCGCAGCCTACCCGACGACGAGGTCGTGGCCTTGGTGCACACCAAATCGAAGGGGAAGACTGCAATGCAGCTGCTGGCTAGCCGCATGGCGACCCTGTGGCATCTGTTGCGAAATCTCCCCCGTGTTTCCGAGGTAGCCGCCGTCGCTCGCGCTGGTCGCTCGAAGCGCGGGTGGTATCGCTACAGCCAGAAGGCTCTGGAAATCATCTTCGGAGAAGACGCGCCAAGGTTCGCCGCGCTGCTGGCCGCAACGTCGCCACAGACCAGCGTCGAGGCGAACCTGCTCAACACGCTGAACATCTGGCGCAACTGGAACAAAGCCGGTCGACCGACCGACCCGCGCGTGATCATGCGCATCCTGGGTGAAAGTGTTCAGGGAACGAAAGGCGTGGAGAGCGTCCTGAACGCGTGGGTCAACAACAGCATCGTGGCGCTGACGATGAAGGATCCGAAGCGGATCGTGCTGTCTGGTCCCAAGGTGAACAGCTTTATGTTGAACCTGCTAGGCTGGTCCAACGAGCTCACGAACGACGCCTGGATGGCTAACTACTTCGGCGTCGACCAGAACATCTTCGCCACTGACGACTCAGTTCACCTGCCCGGTAAGGGCCCTGGCTACATCGCTTCGTCTACTCGCCAGAGGCAAGCTGCGGCGTCTCTCAACTGGAACCCGATGGAGGTGCAGGAGACGGTCTGGTCGTTCGCTAAGGCGCTCTACGAGAAAGCCTCGCGGATGAAGACGACAGCTGTCGAGCTGCTGAAGAGCGGCGGCTTGACGCACGAGGACATCAACGCGACGCCGGACTTCGAGAAGCTGTTCCTCTCGCCGGAATATCGCCACTTGGTGGAGGCGGCTGGATACGGCAAGCAGCTGGAAGAACTAGCGAAGGACGTCGCGTCGCGTGCCGAGGAGCCTGTCCAGGGCCCCGTGTATGACGCCAAGTCACCAGATGCCAAGCACCTTCTGCGAGCCGCGAAGCGACTCGACAAGTTGGCCGAGGTCCGTCGCTTCGAAAAGACGCGCACCGAGGTGCTGGTCAACCTGTCGGCAGCGACGAGTAGCATCCCCGGACTGAAGGAGCTCGCCGACGAAGCCAACAAGGGCGACCAGGAGGCGGCGGTGCTACTGCAAGACATCGCAGCCGACTCGCTGCGCTACCTCCTCAGTTCAGTCAAGTCGGCCAAGGTCGAGGTCAACCGCGTCACCGGCCTATACGCCGGAGACCTGGAACCATCGCTACAGCTGAGCGTGTCGTTCCAGAACAAGGATCGAGCTCGCGCTCTTGTTGCGCTGCGCCAGTTCGCTCGCAACTTCAACCAGCAGCAGTTCCACGTCCGATCGCACGAGGTGACCGGCAAGGCTGGCAAGGTCTACCCAGACGGATCGTTCAACACGATTGTCCGACGGTTTGAGCTCAAGAAGGAGATGTCGCGCGCCGAAATCGAGGCCGTGGCCAGGGAGGCCGGACTAGTCGGATTCACAGTGCATGAAAATGCACTGGAGGTATACTTTGTTGGAGACCCAACCGATGCCCAAGCCAGCAAGCAGTTCGTCGAAGCAACCCAACGAGCCCGAGTCGCTCTTGGAAAGAACATCGAGAGAGTTGGACGCTCTATTGAGCGACTCTGGGCTTACGGTGACGGATTCGGCGCCACCCACGGATATGACTCGATCGAAGGTGAGTTTCGTCCCCCGAAGGGAGACCAAGCAGCCAGGACCGCCCAGCGAATCGCAAGCCGACTCGCCGGCCGAAAAGTAGTCGGCTCGAAGCAGGCGGCTGTCATCACCGAAGAGCAGCGGGCTCTGCAGACCAGAATCGCGGAAGCCTACGGTCGATTGGAGCTCGACCGACTCGACGACCCGATTGTCCGTCGGGCATACGAGGAAGCTGCCAACGAGATCGTGCGCCAGTTCAAAGCGTTGCCGATCAAGGTCGAAGTGTTCGAGGGCAAGGGTGAGCCCTACGGCGGCAAGGGGATGTCCGCGAAGATGCGCAAGGACATCAACGCCCGCAACCACCTCTTCATCTTCGCGACGATCCCTGATCAGTTCGGGCCTCCGGGTGTCACCTACAAGGATCACCCGCTGCTCGCTGACAGTGGTCTCAAAGACATCAACGGTCGACCGCTGCTGATCAACGATCTCCTGCGCGCTGTCCACGACTACTACGCGCACACGATGCAGACGACGACGTTCGGCCCGCTCGGCGAAGAAGCAGCGTGGCGGACGCACATGGAGATGACGCGCAGCCCATGGGCTCGGTGGGCGATCACAAGCGAGACGCGCGGCCAGAACAGCTGGGTCAACTTCAACCGCGAGGTCGACCCCGAGTCTTCGCTGAGCAAGCGACCTTTCTCCGAGCAGAAGGTCGACCTGCTCCCACTGGAGTTCGTCGTCACCGGCATCGAGTCGGTCGATAGATCACTGCTGCAGCTACCGGGATCTGATGGTTTGGTCCTGCAGCAGTCCGCCGCAGAACAAGAAGCCAGTGGAGCTGGACAGGCTGATCGTGCAGGCGATACGACGGCCGCCGCAGAACAAGCAGCCAGTGAAGCCGGACAGGTTCCTGGCGCAGACGTTCAAGGTGTCGAACAGCGAGAGGTCAACGCCAAGCGAGCAGGACGATACCTCCCCGATCTGAGGACGATCCTGCTGGACGACGAGAACGCGACCCCCTCGACGGTCTTCCACGAGCTGTCGCACTTCTGGTTCTTCAGCGTGCTCGACATGGCTGCCCGAGGGGTGGCCAGCAAGCGCCTGCTCGCCGACATCGACACCCTGCTGCGGTGGTTCAAGATCGAGGGCAAGACACCCGAGGAACGGCTCGCCAACTTCCAGGCAATGGACTTCGAGGCGCAGCGCCGGCACCACGAGACGCTTGCCTACAACTTCGAGAACTACCTGTTCGACGGCAAGGCGCCGACCAGCAAGCTCGAGCGCGTGTTCGCCAAGATCCGCACGTTCCTGCTGAACACCTACGAGTCGATCCGCGACGAGCTCAACGCGATCTACAAATCGCAGTTCGGCACCGACCTTCCGGGCCTGACGCCCGAGGTGCGCGCGGTGTTCGACCGCATGGTCGCGACGCGCAGCGCGGTGGCGAACGCCGAGGCCGCGCGCGCCATGCGCCCGATGTTCCAGACGCTCGAGGAGTTCACGGCCGCGGGTTACACCGAGGAGCAGTGGGCAGAATATCTGGCCGTGATCGAGGAGGCGCGCGAGGAGGCCGAGACCGACCTGCAGGCGGCGACGCTGCGGCAGCTGAAGTGGTTGCGCAACGCGCGCGGCCGGTTGCTCAAGCAGAAGCAGAAGGAAGTCGAGGGCATCCGCCGCGCTGCGCGCAGCAAGATGCAAGACGAGGTCGAGGAAGAGCACGTCTACCTCGCGATGGGGATCGTCCGCAGCGAGAAGGCGGCCGGCAAGATCCTCGAGTCGGATGTCGACCGTGTGCTCGGCGACATGCCGGAGAAGGAGCGCGAGAAGATCAAGAAGAAGCTCGGAACCGGACGCAAGGGACTGCTGTCGAAGCAGGGGCTGCGCGCCGACAACGTAGCCGACGCGCTCGGCTACCGCAGCGGCGAAGAGATGCTGCGCGAGTTCGCCAACGCGAGGCCAATCGACGATGAGATCGAGATGCGCACGTCGCAGTATCTGCTCGATCAGCACGGCGAGCTCCTCGATCAGCGCATGATCGAGGAAGCGATCGACCGCGCCCTGCACAAGGAGGCGCGGGCCCGGTTCGTCGCCGCCGAGCTCCGGTTCCTCGAGGGGATTCGCCGGCCGGCGCGCGTGCAGATCGCGGCCGCGAAGGACGCGGCGCGCCGGGCGCTCGGCGGCCGCAGGATCAAGGAGCTCCGTCCCGACAGGTTCTCGCAGGCCGAGGCCCGCGCCGCGAGGCAGGCTGAGCGGGCGCAGAAGAAGGGTGACACCAAGGCGGCCGTCGAGGCGAAGCGGCAGCAGCTGCTGCTCAACCAGATGGTCGGCATGGCATACAAGGCGCGCGATGAGATCGGCAAGATGCTGGGCTCGTTCCGCAAGCTGATGCGCAGCAACGACCAGCTCGCAAAGATGGGCAACGTCGATGTGCTGCAGGCTGCCAAGTGGATCCTCGCGCAGTATGGGCTGGCGACGCAGACCGCGGCCGAGCGCGCGACCGACTACCTGAGCCTGCTGCGCGAGTATGACCCGGCGCTGTTCGCTCGTCTGGAGCCGGAGCTCGCGAAGGCCCAAGCCCGCGGCGCCGAGCTTGGCACGCTGAAGAACGGCGCGCCCAACTGGCGCGAACTCACGCTCGACGAACTTCGCGTCGTCCACGACACGGTCGACACGCTGGTCTACCGCGCGCAGCGCGACCAGAAGCTCCTGGTCGAAGGCAAGATGGAGGAGCTCGAGAGCGTGGTCGACACGCTGATCGGCGAGATCAAGATCCCCGAGGAGGTCCACGGCGAGAGCGGCGCGCTCACCTACTGGCAGCGCGCGAAGATGCGGCTACTCGGCACGCGCGCCAACCTCATAAAGCTCGAGCACTACCTGCGCGCGCTCGACGGCGGAAAGCAGGGACCGTTCCTCCGCTACCTGTTCAATGAGGTGCGCGCCTCGGTCGACGCCTACCGCACCGACGCGGCGGTCTACGTCAAGAAGCTCGTCGAGATCGTCTCCGAACTCCGCCGCAGCGGCCTGCTCGAGGACGGCAAGATCGACGCGCACGAGCTCAACTACACGTTCGGCGAGGGCAACCGAGGCGGCGGCATGGCCGAGCTCTTCGGCTTGCTGCTGCACATGGGCAACTCCGGCAACAAGGAGCGGGCCCTGGTCGCCGGCCGCGGCGGCGTCGTCGACCCGAAGACCGGGCTGATGTCGAAGTCGTGGGCCGACCTCGACGCCGAGGGCAACTTCGACTACTCGAGGTGGGAGGCGTTCCTCGACAGGATGAAGAGGGAGGGCAAGCTGAAGCCCGAGCACTTCCGCGCTGCGCAGCGGGTGTGGGATCTCATGGAGGAGATCAAGCCGAAGCTGCAGGAGGCGCACCGCGAGCTCGAAGGTTACTACTTCAAAGAGGTGCAGGCCGACCCGTTCACCGTCGAGTTCCCTGACGGCACGGTCGAAACCTACCGCGGTGGCTACGTGCCGGCCACACGCGACACCGACCTGCTGCCGCCGGGCGAGCTCAAGCTGACGGTGCAGGAGATGCAGCAGGACTTCTTCAATGGCCTGCCGAAGGTGCCGGACGGCTCGACCAAGGAACGCGCGGCCCGCTACACCAAGCGGCCGCTCGCCATGGACGTAAATAAGATCGCTGCGCACATCGACGAGACGATCCGCTACGCACACGTCCAGCCGCGCGTCGCCGACGTTCTGCGCATCATCGGCAACGAGCGGTTCGCCACGGCGATCACGCGCGTCGACCCGAACATGATCCGCGAGCTCATCATCCCCTTCCTTGAGCGCGCGGTCCGGCAGTCGGTCTACAGCAAGGGTGTCGACCCGACGCAGGACTGGTTCTGGAAGATGGTCCGCAGGAACACCGGCGTGGCAATCATGTTCGGCAACGTCGTCAACACGCTGCAGCAGGTGACCGGCATCAGCAACTCGCTGATCTACGTCAAGGCTCGGTACCTGCGCAGCGCGCTCTACACCTACATGCGCAAGCGCGGCGACTTCGTCGACGCGATCATCGAGAAGTCGGAGTTCATGGACGACCGGCTGCGCAACCAGATGCTCGGCCTAACGCAGGATCTGCGCGAGCTCGCGCTCGACCCGTCGACGTTGGCGCACGTGCAGTCGTGGACCGGCAAGAAGGCCTACTTCATGCAGACGTTCACGCAGAACCAGGTCGACATCGTGACGTGGTGGGGCGCCTACGAGCAGGCTATCGCTAACGGCAAGCAGGAGCTCGAGGCGACACGCGAAGCAGACAGCACGGTTCGGTTGGCGCAGGGTTCGTTCAACCCCGAGGACGTGGCCAACTACGAGACCGGCACGCCGGTCGCGAGGACGTGGAACCAGTTCACGTCCTACTTCAACACGGTGCTCAACCAGATTGCGTTCGCTCGAGGCAACAAGGCTCGGGCTATCGCGCTGTCGTTCACTGTGCCGATGGTCATCTCGCAGGCAATCGCGATGACGTTGTGGGGCCAGTGGGACGACGAGGACGACGACGGCCACGTCGACACGGTGTTTGACCTGTTCGTCGGGTCGCAGCTTGGCGGCGCGGCCGCGATGGTTCCAGTCTACGGCCCCGCGCTCTACGGCCTGATGTCGCAGGCGCTGAGCAACCGCGAGTTTGGCGACAAGGTCGCGGCGTCGCCGGCGATGGTCACGGTGCAGCGTTCGCTCGCCGGGCTCTTCGGCCTCGCCGCCGGCGAACAGCCGACCGGCCGCCGCGTGCGCGACGGGCTGACGGCCGTGGTCCTGATGGTTCCGGGCGCCGGCATCATCGCCCCGGTGATCCGGCCGACGGGCTACCTGATCGACGTGGCCTCGGGCAAGGTAAAGCCGCGCGGCGCGTGGGATGTCGCGACCGGCATCATGACCGGGCGTGCGTCTGAGGGCTCGCGCCGGTAGACTCCAGGCCCAGGCCGCCGAGCAGATAAACCGCTTGCCCGTGGTGTTGCTCAGTCACCAATGGCGAGAGGGACCGGTAGCGAGCTCGGCGGCCGCTTACCATGGCGCGACCTCCGACGTTCACCGTCACCTACCAGGGCGAAGAGCGATACCTTTCCGAGCTCTGCCGGGAGCACGACATCCCGTGGGACACGGTGCGCGCTCGCATGCGCCGCGGCATGTCGGTCGAGGACGCGTTGACGAAGCCGCGCCGCTACCCGAAGCAGAGGAAGAAAGGCGGCCGCCGGCGTGGTGGGAAGGATGGTGGGAAGCCCGCGCCGGCGGCCGCAGAGTCGACGGTCGCAGCACCGGAGCGGCTGCCATTGCACCCGATGCTCGAGGAGGCGGTCAGCATGCTCGTCGACTCGAGGGAGATCATACTCAGCCACGACCTCACGCCGAGGCGGCTTCGGCTTCTCTCTGAGATTCGTAGCTGGCTACTGCGCGCTGGCTGGCGCTGAGGATCCAAAGCGTCAGCTCGTCAAGGGTCTCGCCCTTGCGCTGCAGCACCCGGGCCAAGGCCCGAGCCTGCGGCGGCCGCGGCACGCTGCGCCCGTGTATCCAACGCCAGAGGGTGATGCGGTCGACGCCGGCGCGCTGCGCCGTCGCTCCGATGGCGAGGCCGCGGGCGGCCAGCCGGCCCGAGAGGGTTTCGGTGTGTTCCATGTCGGGAACGTAGCACGGGCTACAGAATGTTGCAATAATCGCCGAAGAGGGGGTTGCAACCATCTGCAACATCTCTAGGATCCACCGTCATGACAACGACCAACACCAAGTCCTTCCCCACCTACACCGTCACCGTCCGCGGCGAAGACGTCACCTTCACCAGCGCGTTCGCGACTCTGGCGGAAGCCTACCACGCACTCGCCGCTACCGAGCGGCGCAGCGAGTTCGCTGACGACCTGCTCGCCCGGGCACGGGCCCGCCAGCTGTCGCCGAAGCAGATGGCTTGGCTCCACAAGCTCGCCACCGACGCCGCCAACCGCGCCAGCGGCCAGCCGCGCGTCGTCGCCCTGAACGCGGCAGACCTGTCGAACGTGCGCAACCTGCTGCTTCGCGCTCGCGACGCGGGCAAGAAGTTCCCGAAGCTGCACCTCGAAGTCGAAGGGCAGCAGGTCATGCTGTCCCTCGCCGGCGACAAGGCTCGCGAGCCGGGCACCGTCAAGATCGCGGCCGGCCGCTACCCGAACCAGACCTTGTTCGGGACGATCACCGTCGACGGCAAGCTAGACGAGCGGTTCGCGATGAACGCGACGCTGAAGAACCTGCTGATTGCGATCAACGACAACCCCGCCGCGGCCGCCGGCCAGCACGGCGTCGCGATCGGCCGCTGCTGCTTCTGCGACATCGCGCTCTCGACCGCGGAGTCGCGCAGCGCCGGCTACGGTCCGATCTGCGCCCAGAAGCACGGCCTGCCCTGGGGCGACAGCACGGCCGCCGACGAGGCCGACAAGGCCGCCCAGGAGGCCACCAAGGCCGAGGAGCCGAAGCGGTGGCAGGACTACGACGCCCGCGCCGAGTGGCGCAAGGCCAACCCCTTCCGCCGCTACATCGGCGAGTGATACCCTCGCCGGGCTCCAGCCCGGCACTACCCCTGACAGGAGACCAGAACCATGACCACCAACAACACTCCCCCCCGCGACCTGCTCGACCTCTTCGTCGACGTCATGCCGCGCAAGCGCCGCGCGCCACGCGCTCGCTTCGAGATCCGCGTCGAGTGGCGCGACGGCACGAACATGGAGGGCGAAGGCACACGCCGCGATCTGCTCGCCGAGTTCGCTGACTACGTCGGCGACCCCGAGGTGGCTGCCGTGGAGATCACCCGCAACGGCGTCGAGATCCGCGAGTGGCGCGCTGGGGAGACCGCCGGGAGGCACGAGCGATGAGACTGAGCAGCAAGAAGCAGGGGCGCGTGCTCGAGGCCGCGCTAACTCACATCAGCGACCCAGCCATTCGGCGCATTGCCGGCAAGGTGGTGGTGATCGGCAAGGACGTTGACGACAGCCGCCGGTGGGCAGGTCTTGAGGTCAGCCGGATCGACGACGACGACGGCGTCTGGTGGTGCGATGCCGTCTACCTGCAGACCCGTCGCAAGGACGTGGTCGCCTACTTCGGAGGTGCCAGCGATGACTGAGACCAACGACCGCGACGCGCTCGAGATCGGCGCCGCCGTCCACCAGTCGATCGCGGCCCTGCTGCAGAACGACGAGGTCGTCTTCTCGGCGTGCCCGATCGACGTGATGCACCAGGACGGCATGCGCCGCGCGTTCGTCCTGGTGACGCTCGACGAGGACGTGGTAGACTTCCTGGAGCACGGTCTGGCGGAGGCGATCGAGCAGATGCGCCGGCGCCGGGGCGACTGACTCATGCCTAGGCTGCGCGAGGCGCTGGCGAGACGCCCGTAGCAGCCGGGGGCCCCTGGTTGGGACTTCCGGGGGCCCCCATTTTTTCTTCAGATCGGCCGCGGATTCGCCGACTAGGGGGTTGCAACGGTCTGCAACATCTCTAGGATCCACGTCATGAGCAACACCCACAGCGTTCTCCGCGGCCGCGAAGTCACTCGCCAGCAGGTTCTCTCGATCCTCGACGGGATCGACGCCGGCCGGCTCAACCCGGCCGACTACGGCTACGGTCCGGCCCGCCGCTGGTTCATCCGGCACAACGGCCGCAGCTACCCCAGCAAGGCCGTGCTTGGCATCGCCGCCGGCATGCGCGCCAGCGAGTTCTTCGGCGGCGTCGCCGAGACGACCCGCGTCCTGCGCGCGCTCGGCTTCGATCTCCGCATGGCGGACAACACCGCGCAGGCCGATGCCAACATCGTCGAGATCGCGAGCCTGATCCGGTCGCTGAACGCGAGCGTCGTCGAGAAGCCGTGGAACCTCGAACCTGCGCCGGCCGCCTACTACGCCAGCGGCAGCAACCGCCCCACCGAGATCCGCGGCCTGGGCTGGGCCGGCGCCGACATCGGCTGCGTCGCCGGCGAGCTCAGCGAGCAAGCCCTGGTCGAGCTGGAGGCCCTGGCTGGCACCGACGTGGTGGTGTTCGTCGACAGCGGCGCCTTCTCCGAGGTCGACCGCGAGCTGCGCGTCGTCAAGCCGATGGTCGACGCCGACTGGCGCCGCATCCTGCGCGTCTACGAGCGGCTCGCTCGCGCGCTCGGCTCGCAGCTCACCGTCGTCGCCCCCGACCGTGTCGGCTGTCAGGCGACGACCCTGACCCGCCTGTTCAACTACCGCGTCGAGCTCAACACCCTCGCCCAGCTCGGCGCCCGCGTCCTGGTCCCGATCCAGAAGGGCGCCGAGTCACAGGTCGACTTCGCCTGCCGCATCAACGCGATCCTCGGCGCCGACAGCTGGGTCCCCGCGATGCCGTGCAAGAAGGGCGCAACGACCGCCGAGGAGCTCGCTACGTTCGTCGCGCGCTTCCAGCCTCGCCACGTTCACCTGCTCGGCCTCGGCGTTCGCAACCGCAACGCCGCCGACTACGCCGCGGCCTTCGCCGGCACGCCGACTAGCTACTCGATGGACAGCTGCTGGATCGCTGCGAACGCCGGCCGCAGCGAGGCACAGCCCCGCCGGTTCACGGCCGTGCGTGACGTCGCTGCCCGGCTGGGTGGCACGGCACTCTCAACCATTGCGATGCTCGCCTGCTTCGCCCACAACATCTAGCGGCTGGCAACCTGCCGCAACACCCCTACCTTCTGGAGCCCCATGAACAGCGTTCACCGTGAGATCGCCCAGATGCACGCCGAAGCGCGCGCGCTGCACCCCGACAACCACCTGCCGATCGCCTTCTGCGACTGCCGACTGGCCACCGCCTACCGCCAAGCGAAGCAGCGCGCGATCAGGCGCCTGCCCAACCCGCCGCTGATCGCCGGCGGCCAGGGCCGCTCGGCCGCCGACGTCGAGGACGCCGTGAGCGGCGTGCTTGTGTGGTGTGCGATCCTCCTTTCCTTCGCCGTTGTGGCCTGCATTGCGTGGGCCTGCGGCACCTTCAACTGACCGACACGACTGACTGACTGAGCTATGGCATACGACCTGAGCACCGTGCAGCGTTCGACGCTGCTTCCCCCGCGCCTCGTGATCTACGGCGTCCCCGGCATCGGCAAGACCACGCTCGCTGCCTCTGCCCCGAACCCGATCTTCCTGCCCGTCGAGGATGGCCTCGGCCAGCTCGAGGTCGACACCTTCCCGCGACCGCAGTCGTATCACGACTGCATCGAAGCGGTGGGGTCGCTGATCGAACAAGACCACGACTACCGCACGCTGGTGGTCGACTCGCTCGACAAGCTCGAGCCGCTGCTGTGGGACCACGTCATCGAGACGGTGCCCCACGAGAAGGGCAACCGCGTCGAGCGGATCGAGCAGTATGGCTACGGCAAGGGCTACACGCACGCGCTCAACGAGTGGCGCAGCCTGCTCCGTGGCTTCGACGTGCTGCGCGAAGAGCGCGGCATGACGATCGTGCTGATCGCCCACAGCGCCGTCGTCAAGTTCGACACGCCGGACAGCGATCCCTACGACCGCTACCAGCTGCGCCTGCACAAGTCGGCAGACGCGTGCGTCAGCGACTGGTGCGACGCGCTGCTGTTCGCCAACTACAAGGTCGCCGTCGTCGACAAGCACGGCAGCGACAGGAAGCGCGCCGTCGGCAAGGGCGAGCGCCTTCTCTACACGCAGGAGCGCCCGTCGTTCAGGGCGAAGAACCGCTACTCGATGCCCGAGAGCCTGCCGCTCGACTGGGCCGAGCTCGAGCCGTTCCTCTTCTCGGCCGCCAAGAAGGCGACCGGCAAGCGGACGAAGCAGGCCGCGGAGTAACCGCGACCACTAACCACAACCACAACCACAAC